TGGGTTGTACAACTGCTCCTTGGTAGCAACTTCCACCGAGCGAGCGTGTGCCGCACGCGCCCAGTCAACAAAGTCGGTAACTGCCTTGCGCTCGTACAGGTACTGTGCAAGACCACGACCAAGCGCCTGAACGTCAACTCGATTGACCAACTGGCCGCTTTCCACTGCAAGCATTGCAGCCTCAAGCCCGGGCAGACGATACCCGTCGTTCATCTGTCCAGCAAGGCGCTGAACAATAACGTCAGTCCATGGGTCAGCCTTGCGGATCTTCAGTTTTGGCAACGGCTTGGAAACCTTTCCGCCAGTGGTTGCTTGTGCGGCAGACTCGGCAAGCAAGATTCGCTCCCTGCGTAACTTGTCCACCGTGACATCCAACTGGGCAATGCGCTTCTCAACGAGATCGGCATACGCCTTGGCTTCGCGGGCGATAAAGTCTCGGTCAATAACCGTTGTGGCAATAAGATCGTCCGCGATCTTAGAGACCGAATCGGCAAGGGTTTCCTGTACCGAACCCAACTCTTTGAGCATGTCATCGTACTGCTCAACAAATGATGGAATGTCCAGCGTGCTTGCCTCCTTAGCAAGCTCTGGATACGCGCGGTCAATAATCTTGCGATACCCCGCTGCTGGTCGAGTAGCGCCACGGAGAACGTCTGGGTTCCACCATGCGCTAAGATCTACGATTTCTGATTGCTTGATTGGCTTGAACCCACCACCGGCACGGAACCGACCAGAGCCGCCAACGTCAATTCGCACGACTGTGCCGTCTGGCAAAATACCAGCGTTCATTCCGTCTGGCCCAACGGCATCCCAGTTATTGAGAAGTACGTCGGCAACGTGGTTGTCTAGGAACTGCTTGGCAACGTCTTGGTCAACAGCCTTAAAGCCGTTCTGACCAAGTTCAACAATGCCTTCCTGCCACGTGCTAACTACATATAGTTGACCACCGCGTACGGAAAGCGAAACGTCTGGGACGATTACGCCCATTTTGCGGTACAACTCTGCCGTGAGGAATTCGTTCAGCGCGGCGCTAACATTTTCTGCGCCAGTGCCTGCAAGCTTAGCGTATCGCTTGATTCCGTCTGCGCCAACCCAGATTCCGGTATCTCCCCCTTGGTTCATACCAGAGGTTGCCTTGCCTACTTTGTTTGCAAAGACAATCTTCTCGTCAAGAACTCGTGGGGCGGTCTGAGGAATTGACCGTGGCGCGCTTCGTGAATATTGTACGCCAAACTGACTGAGGTCTACGCCCTGCGCGGAAGGCTGAATAACACTTCCCTTGCGTCGCTTTTGGCGGATGGTACGAACGGCGGTTGGCTCGTCGCCCCACATTGTGCCGGCTCGCTTGGCATCGTCAAGAATGGCTGGATACGCCTCAAAGAGTTTGGTTAGTGCAGCCTCTGATCGACGAACCTGCTCCTGCTCAATCTGTAACGTGTCGTATGCCCTCTGAAGACCGATGCGTGCAGCATCGTCTGGTGCAAGACGGTCCATTGCCAACTGGAGATCTGGCTGGAGAAGAACGTCTACCTTCATAATCCTCTGGCCACGGTTGTCCGTAGTAATGCTTACAACGCGAACCTGAATACCACGTGGGAGAAGGATCTCATCCTCAGAACCAATGCCCAACTTTGCGCCGGCAATGTCAAATCCCGGGAGTCCCTTTGCGTTGTCCACGACGAGCAGGGTCTCGCCGCCGCTCCATGCTTCGCTCATATTGAAACGTCGGCTCCATGCCGAGATGTTCTCCATACCAAACACATCGCCAACCTGAACGGCTGCTGGGTCTGGAAGGAGATCTTCAAGCTTGAGGGCGCGGTAGATGGATGAACGGACAGAGATGCGGTTGGACTTGATCAACTCATCCAAGGAGTTAATCCATGCATCCATTCCGGCAAATCGAGCGTCCCCCACAGCCGTGTCATCGTAATACTTCACCCCATCAAAACTGCCGGATAGCGAACTTGCAATCTTCTTCATAAGGTTCTCGTCCTTGACGAGCGATGTCTTCTGCACGCCAAACTCCGCCTTTGCCGCTAAATATCGGCTAAGCGAAGAATACGAACCATGCACCCAACTGCCAATAGCCTGTTTTGCCTTGGCGGTAATATTATCAAGTGTGGTAAATGCGGTTTCTCCCTGGAACGAACCGCCTCCTGCCACTGCCTTGGCAATGGTTTGCTTTGGGATAAACCGAACGGATGTCTTAAACTTGCGGAATGCCGCAATCAATTCATCCTGCGCTGCTGAACTTGCGCCCGTCTTTTCTGCAACGGTAACAATGTCGTCCAACTCCGCAAGGTCATCTGGGGTAAGGTCATCGCGCTTAAGCAGATCTTGGATAACATCAGCATACTCAGTGCGAACCGGAGCACCATAGGTGAACGCTCGAGCAGAAACTTCTCCAACACGGAGGACCTGCTGTGGAATTGTTGCGTTTACCTGCGAGGTAATAAGGTAATCAAACCAATCCGCAGGGTCTGTTGACTTTGTCAAATTCCACGCGATAGTCCGGATCTCTGGGAAGTTTGTAGCAAACTCTTCCATGACGGACCGCTTGAACTCGTCTGCTGCCGTAACGTCAATGGCATCAACCTTTGATGCGGCAATGGCCAGTCGTTGCTTGTCTCCGGTTGCCAGCAAGAACCCACCGCTATCAGCAGCCTTGTCTAGCAGTTGTCGGGCAACATGCTTTTCAACAACACCCTCAATTTCTGGGGTTCCACGAGAAAGGCTGTCGGCAATAGATGCTTTGTGCCGAAGGATGTGCGCTCCCACCTCATGGTTATCGTATCGGAATGAACCAGGGGCAGAAAGCAGCGAACTTAGTTGCGACGCTTCCTCGTATGGGCGAGCGCCCTTGATGCCGCGCAGCACCGTTAGTGCAAACGGCTCAATGCCTTCCTGCTGGTTAAACTGTGGGTTGTATCGGTATCGTGAAAGTGGGAACAACTTCTGGGCGATGGTTGCCATCGTTGGGAATCGCTCCTGAACCCGCTTGGACACAGCGGTGCTATAACCGATTTTTCCCGGATCATTGGCAAGGGCGTAAAGCAGGGCGCTGCGCGGTGAGGCAGTGCTGCCAAAGACGCGATTGAATGTACGCGATGCCTTCTCTCCACCACCAAATACGTCAAGGAAAATCTTTTCAATCTCTGTGTTTGTCAAGCCGCCAGGGTTAATGTCCTGATTAATTGCAGCCTGAACAATTTCTGCCATTGCCCGTACGGACTGGTCGCGCGTGATGCGAGCGCCCAAGAAGATGCGTAGTCGCTCAACCGACGCATCGTACAACTCGTTGTTGCTGATTGGGGTGCTGGCAAACTGTTGCAACTTGGTCTTTAGTGACGGCCGGACAGCCAACTGGTCAAGTTGCTTGATGCCATAGTCAGCTGGATCAAAGTATTCAGCAAGGCTGGTATAGAGGTCGTAGCGTGGTCGAATGACCGGAATGCCACGAACATCGCGGATGATTTGCACGCCCTCAAGGTAGCCCTTTGCCGGCTCAGTTCCAAGGTCGTAGCCAAGGCTTCTTGCCTTGCGCTGGAGGTTAAGTAGCGGCTGAAGGGTGGGGTCGTCCTTAACGGAATCATAAAGCGCCTGTCGCTGTTCCATCTCCTGCTGCAACTTCTGCGCAGTCTTTACTGCTGCCTGCTTTTGGAGGAGTTCTCCGATGTTGGCAGTTTGCGCCGCAAGGTCAGCCTTGTCTTGCGCAACTTTTGCAGCGTCTTTTGCAAGACCGTACCCGCCCGGGATCTGGAGGAATCGACCCTCGTTCTCAAAACCCGCACCCTGAAGAAGAGTTTCAGCCATTGACTGGGTTGTAAACCACGTTGCATTTGTTGGAACGTTTTGCGAAATGGTGACATAGGTAGCCGCCTCATGCGGCTTTCCGACTGGGTTAAATACACGGAGGAAGTTGGCGGTGTCAACACCGTACGCCTCAGACTGAAGATCAATTCCACCCGATGTGGTTAGCGCGCGAATGCGGCCATCGGCAAGAGCGCCGATCTCTTCGGCAAACAGGTGCAGCTTCACAGGGCCCTTAATGGTCTGCTTGTAAACCATTGGCAGTACCATATCTGAGGTTGGCTTACCAACCGAGTACAGCCACTCTAGGACTTCCTGCTCAGTATTCAACTGCCCATCTGCCATAAGCAATGCAGCAGTAATACTTTCTGGTGCCTCTGGGTTGGAAAGCACATCAAAGAGGCGCACCTTGTGCGGACCAATGCCGCCGGCTGGGGCGCTAATCAAATAATCAGTGAGTGCCGTGTTCTTTTCCTTGATGAAATCCCAAGCAAGCGGCTCCATATACCCCTTGATATTCTGGTTGGCAATGCCCGTAGAAGCATCAAGGTTATGGAGTAGGTCGGCCCACGAGAACGCGCGGTTTCCGCCGGCAAGGGTTACGAACTTTTTGGAACCCATGTTCTTAAGGTTCTCGTTGAAACCCACGCGCATGGCATCGATCTCATTCATTGACGTAAGCACGGCTGTGGTAAATGTGTCACCAAATTCTGACTCGTAATACTGATAGATTGTTTCTACAATATCGTCTACGTTTGGCTCATCAATATTTACGTTTGGTAGATCAGGGAAGATTTCTGCATAGGTAACTTGCCCGCTGTCCTGTAGGTTTACCAACCCTTGGATGCGATCCTTTAGCCACTCCTTAATAAATAGATCTGGATCGCTTAGCGCGTCGTTGCTTGGTGACCAATTGACTGGCTGAGCGATATCTTCGTATCGGTCAACAGACATGAGCTTGGTGAAGTGCTTGGCAACAAACCGCTCTTCACCGCCGTCAAGATATTTTTCCGTATGGATAACAATATCCCGAAGATCTAATGGCTCAGCGGCTGGCGATGCGTTGAATGCAATCTGCCGAGCAATGGTTGCCGGATCAAAGATTAGCGAGATTCGGGACTTGATGTCTAGGGTCGCAATTTCCTTGAGGGTTCTTGGAATAAATACGTCAACATTCTCAAGCACATCAAAGTCGCCACTACTCAGGATGACATCATCAATGTCTTGGATGAGCAGGTTTGCACCGCCGCCCATCTCCTCTAGCGCAATGGCCTCTGGCTTGAACTTGTTGAGCGCATTGTCGGCGTTAACCCGGGTTGCCTTAATCTGGGGAAAAAACCATGTGCTGCTGTTTTGGTGGAGTACTCGATCAATCTTGTTGTTGAGCCATTGACGCATGGAGGCAATTGGAGCGCCGTTAGTCACACGGACAAGGTACTTCTTTCCCTTGACCGTAGCTCCAACGTGCAGCCCCTCAAGCAAGTTGTACCACTTCAGGGCATCCTTTGCGTCTGGGTTATTTTTGACGTAGGTGAATACGCCACGGTCCTTCCACTCAGATACCCACTTCTTGTCAAATACCTTAAGGCTGGAGAACTTCTCTAGGCTATTGCCGTCAAGCACCTCAACGGTTGCAAACTCTACGTTGTTGATGCTGGCTCCCGGCTTCAAGCCAAGCGCCGTCAACGGGATATCAATACTGTCCCCGTCAAGGGTGGCAACGTGAGCCGTTTCGTCTCCGGCAATGCCGTTCTGGAGGATGGCGCGCTGGAAATCATTTAGTTTGTCATATTGCACTGGGGAGAATGATTCCTGAAGCGCGATCCTACCAATGCTAGAGCTTTCCTCTGCCCGGCGTAGTCTCTCAAGATCACGTGATGCATAAAGGTCAACCAGCTCTGCCCTGAAACCTAAACCCTTTGCCCACTCAACGCCGTCATTGCTGGCAGCAGAAAGTTCTAGGGAAAGACCGGCTGGGCTGCCATAGATGTTGTCGCCACCGTTGTTGATGGCAGTTTCAATAGTAATTGATCGAGTGTACTCGTCGTGACCAAAGCCGTAGTGGCTTTCTTCAATGCCGGGGAACAACTTGGCAAAGGTGTACTTGTTTAGGAAGGTGTTTGCTGCTAATTCTGCGTCGGTTGCAGCCTCAGCCAACGCGGCTGTAGAAGCCTCATCTGCCTTGGCAACCAGATCCCCAACTGGCCCCTCTTCCAAGATACGCAACTTGTTGAGCAAATCATCTGGAAGTCGTGACACGTATGCGCCGGATGCCAGCATATCCTTTAGCGTCTTGAGGACAACACGCGCTTCGGCAACTGGGTCTTCGTCCACCGCCTTACCAAACACAAGGCTATCGTACCGGCGAGATAGCTCATCTCTATCGGCAACCAAGTCTGTAACAAACTTCTTAAGGTTGTTAATGTCCTGATCTTCAATAAGTCTCTCAAGCGTCTGAATGGTTTCTGTCAACGTGGTTCGGCTGAAACTATTCCCCGTAACAACCGTAACCTTGCTTGCGGCTCCGCCAAGTTTTTGAACCTCACGAACGCTTGGAATCATGTCGCCAAACTTGGTTACCCGCATAATTTCTAAGAATCTAGACGCTGCGCGAACTACATTAGCGCGTGCATCAAGGCTATTTGCTTTGTTATAGGCATCATTGAATGCGTCAAGTTTCTTTGCGTATTCCCGCGCAACAACACCGTCTGCATTATCCCCAACGGCGGCAACAAATGTTCGGAGCATAGTCGCTCCGTATTCCGACTGCGACAAGCGCGTTCCGGAATCAAATGCCCGCGCAACGGGGGTGTGGTGACGGGAGGCAGAGGTAATTACGTCGGCGCGGCCAGCAGCAAGAACCTCAGCCCTTCTCATGCGAGAGAAGATTGGCAGGTTCTTACCTGGGTCTCTTAGGATTGGTCCGCGCAACTCCTCACCGAGTAGTGATAGATTTTTCGCCTGAATTAGTTCGTCTGTTGCCTGCTGAAGCGCGCGTACGCCCTCTTCGGTCTGACCGTATTCTTCAAACTGTCGAGCAAGTTGAACGTACTTTTGGTAGAACTCGTCAGGCAAACCAACGAGACCATCTTGCCGGCGAAGACCGTCAATGCCTTCAGCCCTAGCAACTTCAAAAAGACTCTCAGCCCAAGCTCGCGCGTTCTCAGAGGCGTTCTTGGCAATGGGCGCTCGAGATGCAGCGTGCATAACTTGTAGGAGTCCAGTCTGGAATTTTTCGCGGAAGTTTTTTCCAGAAGACGGTACGAGTACATCCAAATCGTCGCTAACTTGGGCAATATTCTCAATGCCAAGTACGTCAGAAACGGCAGCAACGGCTGGACCACGGAACGGCTCAAGCGAGGCTGCGCCAACCCGGGTACTAGCGTCGTATGCTTTACCAAGGAACCCAAGCCGCTTGGCAATGCCAATCTGCACTTTGTTCATTGCTGGCTTGCCACCAATCTTAGTAGCAGCCGCTACCTCGTCAAATGACTTACCAATTTCTGTTGCAATGCTAATAGTCTTTCCAACCTTACCAGCAAATTTTACTACCTTCCCAAATGGGTTAAGGTTGAGCGGGTCAAAGATAATGCTAGCTGCAAGGTCTTCCGTAATATTGGCAGAGAACGTTTCAGAATTCTTCTTCATGTACTGCCAGACTTCTTCGTAATCGGCACCGGCGCGAAGCATTGCTTTGGCCTGTTCGCTTAGGTACTTGGGATCGTCGTTAAATAGGGCATTTGTTGCTTTTTCAACAATGTTAATTTGCCCAGTAGCGTCCTTCATCAAAGAGTCTACTTGGCGATTTTTAATACCAGCGTCGCCTTCTTCTAAGTATCGCTCCATGCGTCGGCGTGGGGTGCCAATGGTTGATGGAACAAAAGAACCAACCTCAGTAAAACCATCCATAATTGTACCAAGGCTCTCAACGCCAAGGCGAAGAGGATTAATGGTTTCAAGGAAGCCAATTGGGTTGAATCCCTCTTCCTTTGGTTTCTGTGGCTGAGTGGTATTGGCTCCCGTAAGATTGACCGACAACTGACCAATATTGGAAGTTGAGGTCGTCTTTTCGGCATAGTTAATACCGCCGCGACCAGCACTGCTGCGAACCGTTGCTCGACCAGCGTACCGGCTCTGTTCGTCTAGTTCATCAAATGGATTAGCCATTTATTCCTTTCAGCGGCCGCCCCAGCCGCCCTTGACCGTGGTCTTCTCAAGTCCATCTTTGGCTGCCTTTGCGGCAGATGGAGAGAAGATGTCGGCAATTGGAGAATTCCTAAATGCAAAACTGGCAAGCGCATCTGCCTTGTAGCCATCTCGTTCCCCGGCTCGGAATGCGTTCTGTGCTTCCTGCTTCTGGGATGGCGTGTACGAAGGTGGCTTAGAAAGTTCCTTGATTGACGGTGCGTAGTTCTTATACTTCAGCTCAACATCTGATTGGAACTGTGTGCCGGTTACGGCAGCAAGAGTATTGCGAACCTGACCGGCAATGATCCGCTCTCGTGAATCAGGAGTCATGTCTTGGTTCATATTGAGATTGCCAATTACAGCATCAAGATTTCTGGTAAGGAGATCTGCCCTTGCCGTTGTTGGCGCAAGTGCTGGAGTTTGCTGAGATTCCGGAACAACAAACTGTGGGGTTTGATCAACAGAAACGTCGCCAGTGCTTACGCCTGTGGCGGTGCGCTGGGTATATCGACGCTGGAAATCATCCCACGTCATCGTCTTTCCGCTATACGGGTCATAGTTTGTTGCCCAAAGCGTTATCTGGTTGTCTGCGCCTATTCCCTCAACCACAAAGTTCCCACTTCCAAGGTTGTAGACTTTGCCAACGCGATTAAACTCGCCATCCTGACCAACGGCTGGGGAAACAAGTTCCGTGCCACCAACGGCAATAAGGCGAGTTACACCGGTGCTTGAGTCAACAATAGGGAGTACGCTGGTATCGGTAGGATCAATTGCAGCCTTGTACTCCCACTTTCCGTCTGGACCAATTGTTGCAACTTGTACCTTTCCTTCGGCAATATCCGCAGCAGTTACGGCATCGTCTGCAATCAACTTAAGCGTTCCGCTAAAGACGCTGTTGAACTTTCCAGTTGACGCATCGTACGAAGAGGCATTTGGGTTGGCAAGATCCCAAGCGGTCGGGCCGTCAACCTCTGGCACATCGCCAGCAGCAGCCTGCTGCATAAGAGCAAGGGTTCGCTGGTGAATAACCAGTTCTTCCTGAGGGATCGTATCGCCCATATCTGCAAGCATTTTTTGGTATCGCGCGATCAACTCATTGGTTTTCTTGGTTGTGGTAATTGAATCTCCCCGGGCATTGGCGTTAGATCGGAACCATTCGTCAAAGATAATTGCGGCATCGTCCACAAGGGTATTTCGACCATAATTCTTGCTTAGCCCGTTGATCTTTGCATATGCAGCAGCAGCCGCATCGCTTGTTGAAGCAAGAGCCTTGCGCGCTGCAAGGATAGAATTGTCGCTACCGAAGAGCGTGGTTACAAGAGCATCTTGCCTAATAAAACTTGTAGAGTTCATTACCGCCGAAGGGGCGATTGCATAAAACCGGTTGAGGTCCAACTGGTTTGCAGCAAAGTCTTCAATGGTGTTGTAACTGCTGCCAAGCGTGTTATTAACAAGCTGAAGGAATCCAGTAGCCGCAGTGTTGAAGTTGTCAATTCGCGTTACTGCGGCTTCTTGAACTGCCGCCTGACCGGATGTTGTCAACTTAGCGTTTACTTCGCCAATCTTCTTCTGAATTTCTAGCGCAATGTTGGAGCCACCAATAATATCTCCATTGGCATTTGTAGTTCCTAGGTCGGCGGCGACAACGTTTTTGCGAGCGTTTAGAAGGAATGCACGAAGTCGTCGCAACTGTCGGTTGTATGCCATGGCACCCTGTCCGGCTGCCGTGGCAAGAAGCGTGTTCTCAATATTGTATTGCGCAGCAAACTTTTGCTCGGCAGCAATGGACATAACTTCACGTCGATTTGCTTCGCCATCGCTGTATGCCCCGATAACCTGCGCGGCCTGAGTATCAAAGTCTCCTGCACTCATTGCTCCGTTGCCAAGAGCCGTACCAAGTGCCTTAAGCAATGTCTTGCTGGCATCAAAGAGTTTGTCTCGGTTCTCTGCGGCAATGGATGGGGTCTCTGCCCCAACAACACCTTCAGACAAGAATGCCATGTAGGTACGGATTGCATCGGCGTTAGCCGGGTCTTCGTTGATTGCGCTAATCATGATGTTTTCTTGGCGACCGCGCTCCATCCGCTGCACGGCTGCAATGTCAGCCGAAACGTTGTCTCGATCGTTCTGGGAAACCCACGAGTTAGCAGCATAAGAACGCAAATAGGCAATAACCTCATCTGCGCTAGGAATCCCACCACCACGGTAATCCGTCTGGTTCTTGTAGGCATCAATAAGCGACGAAGTCGTTCGGGCGTATTGCTGCTGCATAATGCTGTAAATCAGTGCCGAAAGGTCTGAGCCTCCCGTCTGCCTAGCGAATCGTCCTCTGCGTGCCATTATTGTCCTCCGGCTGACTCAGGAGATGCCATAGGAACGCCAGGAACGGCATTTTCAGGCAACATCTCTGCTGGTGGGTTAGATAACTGCTCTGGCGACTGCATCGCCTCCATGCCGTTCGGCTGTGGGTTCTGCGTCATCATTGCGGATGCCGCCTGACCCTCAGCCTGCGGAAGTGCTACGCCAAGCTGGCGGAACACTGCGATGAGGTTACCCATCGTCATGACGGATGCTGGGTTGAGGGTTGCGTCGGTCTGCTCCTCGCGGATGACATCCTTCTCGCCCTCTGGGTCTTCTACGCCAACGCGGTCCATCGCGCGCTCAGACGACCAAATGCGGTTTTGAACAAGGTTGATGGCCGTCTGGGCAAGTTCCAGTGTGTCGCGTGGGGTAAGTTCTGGCGGAGTAATATCAATGCGATACTCGCCGCCAAAGATGAACTCAACGTCGGAGTCCTTTGCTGACCATAGTTTACCAGTAAGTTCCCAAACCTGCTTGAGCCAAGCGTAGAGCAACTTGCGCTTTGGCGACAATCGTGCCTCATAGTTGGCAACGAGCGACGCAATTGCGCGGGATGAACCCAAGACGCTGGTTGGCGCAAGTCCAAGGAGAAGATCGTTCAATCCCGTCACTACCGCAATCTCGCGGTCAATGCGTCGGTTGAAGTCTTCCAATTGAAACTCTGGAATAAACGGACTGATGACGCGGATCTCGTTCCCCGGTCCAGGCGTTGCAATGCGGTTGGGCTTTGGGATTGCGTTCGGCGGAACTTCGTCCGGTGCCTCAGCGCCAACGAGTTGCCACATCTGGCCTCCGACGGTCGAGGCAATCATCTGCGCCTGCGCGGTAATGCGCTCGTCCTTCTCTCGCAGCAACTGCTCAACGTCGTAGAGTTCTGGCTTGCCGTATGGGCTGCCAGGGATCTTAGAGTTGATGAGTGGTAGGTACGGAAGAATACCGTTGTACTCTGGGTGTTCGGAGTTCTTGACCATCGTGTTGCCCACGAAAATGGCGTTGCAGACGAGCGGAGGATTGCCCGGGGTTGTCGGCTTCTTGTACCAGTAGTCAAAGACCTCAACCTGCTGCAACTCGTACTGTGAGCGGTTGCGCTGTGGGTTCTTCTCTAGGTTGGTTCGGTAGATGCTGGCAAGTGGGTCATCGTGCGTCGTGCTTGAGGTATACATATAGCTGGACGCACCGTTATGAACTGGAGTTACCTCAATGCCAAACTCTTCACGAGCAGCCTGCGGCGATAGCCCGTAAACATAGACCGACCAGTCAATGCGTCGGAAGTCCGACGAGCCGTACCCAAGGTAGAGGTTCTCTGGCTGCTCAACGATGGAAATGCGTGGAATTTCCGTAACTGGATCCCAATAGACCTTGGCTGCTGTATGCCCATAGAGTGACTTGAGCGTACAGGCATCTTCAAGAAGAAGGTCAAAGTCGTTTTCCTCCCACCAACGGAAGAAGAGCCGCTCACGCTCGGCTGCGAGCATGCGCGACTCTTTGTCGGAATTAGATGGAACATAGTTAATAACCGGTCGCACGGCTTGGAGCGACGCTGGGATATTGACGTAGGCTGGATGAACGTTGACGCTGATGTGTGCTCGACCAGCAAGTCGGGCGCTTGGGTCTTCTGGCCAGTGGTCAGCACCACCAAGCGTCATAGACGCTGGATGGTAAAGATTGTCAAACCGGCGGAAGAGCGAGCGCAGTCGAGCCTGTTCCGACTCCATGTCATTGCGACGAGAAAGCATCTCGCGGAAACGAACAAACTCTTCGGTTTGCTCTGGGTCAAGTTCCAGCAGGCGCTGCTTAGTTTGTAGCATCTGGAGCGCAACGCGATACGACTCTGGAAGGTCGTCGGCATTGAGTCCAACGGTTGGGTTGATGGAAACGCCAACGTTGCCCATGACAAGGTTGCGGAAACTGACCCCAGTCTTAATCGCACTTGTTCCACGGACTCGGCTATTACGTGACTTGCGGATTGATCCTGGGGCATTGGTAGTGCCAGTGTCTACGCCGTCAAGTTGCGTAACAAGTGGGGCATCCCCAGAAAGCGTAGTGAACAATTGCTCACCGCGACCCATTTGCTTTGCGCGCTGATTAGCTTTGCCAATAGAGGCAATCTGGTCAGTCGTGGCAATATCTGGATCAGTGGTGTACTGCCCAGGGATTGCTCGCGTTCCCTGGAACGCTCGTGGAATCTTTCGTACTTTATCGGCCATCAGTCACTCGCTCCATAATACGAGAAGTCTGGATTATCCACCGGCTTCTCTGGGTTTCTGGTTGCGTGGCGCATTGCGATTGCAAGTGCCATTACCGCATCCGTTTCCAATTTCTTATCGTCTAACTTGTAGGCAAGCAACTGCTTGCGCAGTTCCATCCACACGCCCCTTCGTGGGAAGGACATCTGCCCCTTGTCCATTGCTGCCTTTAGGTCAGTCAGCAAGACGACCTTTTTTGCCTTTGTTCCCCCAAAGTCTACTCCGCGAATTGGGCGGATGACATTAAATTCCTGCTGGAACATTCTGCCACCAAGACCGGTTGAGTCTACGACGGTTGTGCAGAATGACTTGTTGTCGCTGTACAGTAGGTGGTTCTCCCTCACCATGTTGACAATACTAGGGATCGTTTGCTTTCCAGTTCTGCGTCTGGCTCGGACTCCGCAAATGCTATTGCGATCCGTGTAGTCAAGGACGACAGACCATGTTGAGTCGGCAGAAATACCGGGGTCAACTCCTTGCGCGTACCGTCGTCCGACAAGTGGCGCAGCGTCATCGGCAAGATCATCTTTGAAACATCGGTCCACCGATTGTGACGAGAAGAAAGACTCTCTAGCTTCAATGAACTCTCCATCAATGTTCTGCGGGATGAGGTACTCATCCTGCTGCCGAAGGATTGCTTCAAAGGTATCGCCCGAAAGACCATACCCAACGTTGTCTCGTGTTGAAAGCCTGAAACTAATAAACTGTGGATCTTTCATCGGGTTGTTTGGATTTCCCCGATCCCACAGGTCTGCGTAGAAGTTATGACCCTCTGTTGGTGTGCCAATGAAGTGTAGCGGACCACCGGTTGAGAGTCGACGTAAGTTTAGCACCTCTTGATAGATTAAGTCAAGATACGGCTCAAACGCCGCTTCGTCAAACGAGATACCGCTCATGTCTTTGCCAAGCAGGGCCTTCGCTTTATCTTGTGTTGTCCGGAAATGGATACTTGCCCCTCCGAATGCTGGGTGAACCTTAATCCAAGGATACTCGCCACGGAATTTCTTATCGTACGTGGCAACTTTGCCAATTTCATCGCGTAGCGGGCATCCCTTGCCCTTCTGGGCTGGATGAATACCCTCTAGCATCATGCTTAATTCCCGATAAACAAGTTCCGCAGTCTCTTGCTGGATTCCAATGTGATACCAGTCATATGGCGCTTCGTTCCAAACTTTCGCCGCCTCAGGGGTTCCGGAGGCGGTGCGCACACCCAGTTTGTAAAAGGCGTGATGAAAACAGAGAACCGCCATCGCCAGCGTTTTCCCCGCACGGTTACCAGCGGAGACGACTGTCGTGAGGTATCGTGGTCGCCATCCTGAGTCATCGCGCTCAGCGCAGGCTTTCCACCATGCAACTTGTCCTGGGTTGCCCTTAATGCCCAGCCAACGGTAAGCAAAGAACTCGATGTCAGTGCGACCGAGAGCCAAATCGCGTGCAACGGACCCTTGGGAAAGATCAAGCCTCAAGCCTGTCCCTTCAGCCGTCCGCTGATCGCCTTAGCCTTTGACCGTGCGTCAACTTTGCTAGAAGCTCCCCATGCTTGAAGTGAAAGCAATAGCCGAGTCGGTCGCCCATTAGAGTCTCGCTCTGGCCCGGGCATGTTGCCCATACGGGCAAGGAACGATGCTCGACGCGGATTGTCGCCGCTTTTTACCGGAGCGCGAAGCGTGCCACCAGTCTGTGCCTTATATGAGGCTCGACCCTTGGCGTTCAATCCGCCCTTCGGATTCTTCCCCTCTTTGCGCGTCCATGCTGCCGTCTTCGGCATTTTACGATGCGCCGTAACGCTTCGTTTCGGCAATCTTCTTCTTGCGTGGCTCAGCCTTCTCGTGCTTCTTCTGAGCAGCCTTGCCCATGCCCTTTTGATCCTTGGCTACGCCATACTTTGTGACAACCTTACCCTTGGCCATTTTGGTCCCCTTCGCATTACTCTTGCCAGCTGCGGCTAGCGCCATAGCAATGGCTTGCTTCTGCGGATGCCCCTTGTGGACTTCACGCCGAATATTTTCTGAAATCGTCTTACGCGACGAACCCTTTAGCATCGGCATTTACTGCTCACCAAATCCAGTTCGTCCCGGAAGGAATGCTCCTCCGCCTCCGCCCTTCATGCCAGATCCCCTTGATCCGCCACGAGTGCTTGTGCCACCGCCACCACGTCCAGTTCGCGGAATTGGGCGACCATTGATTGGACTGATTCTGTTCTGGCGTACCTGACGAACTACTGGGATGCGACCCTTGATGCTCGTGGTCTTTGCTCCAGCAAGACGCGCCCCGCGAGCCTGACCGCGATTGTAGGCATCTTCAAGCGCCTTGCCCATCTGACCAACAGTGCCAGGATAGGCGCGATTCTTTGCTGGGTTGCTTGAGGTGTAACCCGCAGGCTTTTTATTAAATCCTGTTTTAGAATACGCCTTGTCAGGGTTTGTATTACCCGGACGCGGACTCTTATTGTAATCTTTTGGATTTTTGTTTGAGCCGTTGTTTCCACCTGGAGCGTCGGGGTATCTTGGCGGCGAAGCCGGCTTATACCTTGGCTTGGGCTTATTCATCATCCCATCTGGGAAATACGCGCGACCAAGTCGACCGTTTCGCTGGTATGCTGCGCGCTGACTCTCTGATGTTTCTTTTGCTGACATTACTTAGTCCTCCCGTACTTTACATTGTCCTCATCCAACCAACGCTGAAGGACAAGCAGCCCTGCACTAATCGCAGATGCTGCGACTGCCTTAAAGCCGTCGCCGGTAAGGTCAAAGATACTTACGCCAAGCCCAAGGAATACGGCAATGGCTGTGCTGAGTGCCGCCTGGAGTGCGTCCAAGGAAGCGGCAATAATCTGTTGCTTCATAGTCTGATCTCCTTTTGCCGCCTTGTCAAGCCGGCTTACAATTTCTGTTGCAACCTTTAGCCCTGCTGCGGTGTCTACCTTGGCAACCTGCTTAGAGGTAATCTGAGCAACTTGCGTAGTAGCCACAAGTGCAGACGAGCTTACAGGCACGATCTGTGAGCGTAGATCCACAATTGGGGCAGGTACGGATGACTTCTTCGGGATCGCCGTGAAAATAATGCACCGCTTGAACGGGCCCACGCCCTTGGACTCTGCGATCTTCTTGAGATCTGCCAGCGTCACCGGGACTGCGTATGTCTCGTTCCCCTTGCCGCTCATCGTTGGATCTGCCCATTGAAATCCCCCATCTAGTGCTGCACACCCTGTCATGTGTCCGTACCCAGTCTTAAGTTTAACCGGCATCTTCTTGCCCCAGTATGCCTTCCACTTGGTGTGCCATGCCGACATCTTGACGGTGGCTGGATATCCGACAGGCTGCTGTACGTTAATGCCAACAAATGCCCCAGCCTTGAGGGCTGCAACAATCTCGTCCCACGACTTTGGGTAGCGGGGCTTCAACCCTACAAGGGGAGCCGCCTTTACCAGTTGTGCGAGCGTCGTTGGATCCGGCTTCCCCTCAACGTCCTTGCGACCAACTTTGGCTAGGAACGCCACTCCATCCTTGGAGGTGTAGGTGCTGCCAGTTAGGAAGTTTGCCGCAGCCATAAGCGTAGACGGCGCGCAGTCATCATAGATGCCGCCACGTTCGACTGCGTCTAGTTGCGTAACAATCCGTAACTTCATTCCCTTGTCCTCTTTCCGCAGATGCAGATGTGCTTGATGCTACCATCCTCTGCTAGTTCCTTAGCCGTCTTGTAGTTGCGCTTTGTTTCCCGAAAATAGAACTCTTGTTCTTGCTTGCTCAGATACTTCTGATGCAGAAGAAACAGCGCCCTTGCCCAGTTCTTCGTGTGCCGGTCCTGTGTCCACAAGTGGGCCAGTTCGTGCAGCGCGGTCTCTGGATGCTGGTCACATAGTTCAATAGTCTTTTCCGCGTCTTGCGCAGAACCCATGTCGCAATCCCGGGGAATCCAGTGATGGTGTAGTTTAACTTCCTTGGTTGGAATTTTGTAGCGACGCACTGCCGCTGCCGCCGTTGTAAGACTCTTGCGCCAGAGACGGTAGCCGTCCACCGTCATCCACCACGAGAACTTCACCCGAAACGGCATCGCGTTGATCTCTTTGCGATACCGGCTCGCTGGTAATGTCCACAATGGTAGCTTCGAGTAGAGGCGCTCCGCCAAGGATACCAGCAAGCGCCAATGTGAGTTCTCGGTCACTGCTCTTCTCCTGTCTTCGATCAATAATTTCTTGCGCCCGGAGACCTTCGGCAAGTGTAGGAGTGAGATGACCCGCCTCTACTAGCGAGATAACTTGACTTTGCACTAGCGAAGCCAAGTCACCCTTGTACTTGATTGTCCCCTGCTGCTTCTTTAGGATTTCTGCGGCTCTGATTCTAGCACTTTCATGTTCGGTTGTCAGATGCTCACGCTTATGTTTGCCAAGTGTAATCCGGCTGACGTACTGCCCTTCGGTACTGAGCCACTTGGAAATATCCGTGTCGCTCATCCCCTCGGCCATCCTTCGATTAATGAGATCAACCAGCGGGCTGCGGCAAACGTGGCATCCAGTTAATACTGGGGCTAGGTCAGTCATTGACCTGCGGGTTTGGGTTTGGGATCAAATCAACCTGGCAAACCCCGCACACATAGTGTGGCAAGTCGCCGCTCTCAGTCAGCTTGAGCATTGCGTTGCCAGGGATGCCATTGTTAGGGCATTCAACCGTTTCGCAACTAACTTCAACGCTAACAAACTGCATTTAATACCTCAGGTCTTAATAATAAAGTTCAACAACGTAGCCTTAGGAGTTAGTGTACCACCCGCGCTAGATGATGTCACTGATGTTGTGCCAAGAGACGTAACTCCACCAGTAACAACGTGGGTAAGGTTGGTGGTTTCAAATCCTGATGTTGTAGCTGCAATATTTGTAGAGTGTGTGTGTGTTGAGTTCGGGATAGTAGCGGTTGTTGCCCCACCTGTGTAAGAAAGGGTGAATGTAGCACTTGGAGCTCCAGAGGCTGTTGCCGCTGGGTCCGTGATATGTGCGTGATCGCTGTGCTGAGAGACGGCAATAGTGTCTGCATGCCCGTGGGCAATGTTTGTAGTGTGGTCATGGGCTGTAGCATTTGCCGTGTTTGGGGCAAACGTACCCGCGTTATTTGCAAGGGCGGCAACAGTTGAAGCACCAGCGGCAAAGCGGTCGCGCATGTCTGGAAGGGTGAACGTACCAGAGGTAACGCCAAAGATCGCGGCAAGCGATGGATACACGGACTGGCTGTAGGTTGATCCGTCTAGGAAGAGCCAGTCTGTTGGGGCGGTGGAAGTAGGCCACATGACGATTGATCCGGTGGGCGGAAGAGTTGCCGTAAGCGATACGGACACAACCCCAGCGGTGGTTGTTGAGGCCGTAATGGGAGCCGTGCCAGTAACAGACGTGACATATGTTCCAGCTGGCTGGTAGGCGTGAGTATGTGTTGAAAGACTTACTGCTGTGCCACCCTGCGAGAGTGTCCCAGATGTTACGTTAAGACCAGTCGTAGCAACAGTTGCTCTTTCTGTTCCTCCAATATCAAATGACAACGTGTCGTCAGAGGTAATGTAGTTTTTTCCTGCTTGCCCAACAAGTTCTAGTTCAGCAAATCCCGACCCGCCAGCACTAACTCCAACTGTTACGCTCGCTGGACCAACTACCTCAAGTTGATGGGATGGTGCGTTAGTTCCGATGCCAAACTTACCAGCAGGAGTAATGCGCGCTCGTTCTGCGCCACCTGTGCCAAGCACAAGAGCGCCGTTGGTCTCTGCGTTCCACAAATATCCGACATCGGTATCTGCCATAAGCAGGTACATACCGTCTTCGGTTCCAGATCCAGATGTGGTATTCAGAAGCTGAACTTTGGAATCTGCCTTATTGATTTGCAGATTATTTGCAAACGATGTGTGCGTGTGGGTGGATGTTGAGTAGTTGGCATTGAGCGATACCGTAGAGGTGTTGCTGGTGGTAGAGATGGAAATAGGTGCAGTTCCCTGCACCACGGTTGACCCCGCACCAAAGTTTCCCGTTGCCGTCCCGGTAAGGACAAGATCCCCAACCGTAAGCGTAGAAACCTGAATATTCCCAGTCGTTGGGGTTTCTGTAATAGTGATGTCCCCAATCTGGATCTGATACGCCCAATCGACTAGGAACTCATCGTGCAACTCATTTGGAAACGTGTGCGACGAACCAGGCGCACCAACGAAGTCGTTGCCACGCCATCTCGTGTTAATCCGTTTTGCTGAAGTAAACTTGCTCATTAATCCCCTTTAGTTAACGATGCGGCGGGGAGAGACGGGGGAGCACCTCTGCGACCCGCCGCAACGATGTGATTAAAGCTTGTCTTTCTTTCCACCCGGGCGGCGACCACCTGCTCCACCACGAAGATTTGGTTCCTTCATCATGGCTGCGGCATCTACTGGATTCATTCCACCAAATGCCCCACCAAGACCTCCGGCCATAAGCCCAAGACTAAATGCTCCCTTGAATGCCTTTGGAATGCCCTGCGAACCCTTGAGGGTTGTTGGCTCAAATGGAGACCCCTTGAGCGATGGCACATTCTTAAGTTTTACGCTAGGTTGTACTGGCTGTGAAACGCGACCCTTACCACCGGTAAGATTCTTCCCAACCTTACCAAGGCCAAGTCGCGCCCGGTCGCGGTTGCTCACTGCACCGCCAGCAAGTTCGTATGCCTTTGCCTTTTGCGCAGTGCCAACATCTAGACCTTCAGCCTCAATCATGCGGATAAGAGACTTAGAAAGTTGTGATCGGGCGGTAGAAATTTCCTTACCAACACCCTTAATTTCTGCAATCTTGCCCATAGTCTTTTCGCTACGGCGCATTGCAAAGTACGCAT